CTAGAAAATTCAGCAGCATTAAAAAAAGAAATAAATGTTTAATAGAAACTAAAAAGCATATACTTAATATTACTAAAATAAATCAGTAGATTACGTTATATGACTTGAATAATCAAGTTTTTTTCAAGATGAGTAAACACGGAGGTAAAAGAGAGGGAGCGGGCAGAAAGCCTAAACAACAGGAGCAAGACCTAATAGATAAGCTCGATAGTATAATAAACAAAGAAGAGGTTATTAAGAAGTTAGGGGAAAAAGCTCTTAGCGGAGATATGCGAGCTATGGGCTTGTATTTAGGTTATAGATATGGTAAACCAAAAGAGACTAAGGATATACATATAAACGAGGATCAGCCTATATTCCTAGATTAAATGCAAATAGAGAAAACCTTAGCTTTAGATAAACTAAGAAAATTAGATAATAGAATAAAAATTATAAGGGGAGGATCTTCGGCCGGAAAAACAATAGCCATATTATTAATACTTATAGATTATGGTATGCGGTATCCTAATAAAGAAATAAGCGTTGTTTCAGAGACTATTCCTCATTTACGTAGGGGAGCATTAAAGGACTTCTTAAATATCTTAAAAGCTCTCAATAGATACGACGATAGAAAGTATAATAAGACTACCTTAAAATACGAATTTAGCAACGGATCCTATATAGAGTTTTTTAGTACCGATCAGCCGGATAGATTACGAGGGGCTAGGCGTACGGATCTCTTTTGCAATGAGTGCAATAATATTAGCTTCGAAAGTTACCAACAATTATCCGTTAGAACTTCAAATAACATTTGGCTTGACTATAATCCGACAAACTTATTTTGGGTAGATAAAGAATTAATAGGCCAAGAGGATACAGACTTTTTAACTCTTACTTATAAAGATAATGATAGCCTACCTCAAACAATAATAAAAGAAATAGAGAAAGCTAAAGTAAAAGCTAAGACTTCTACATATTGGGCTAATTGGTGGAAAGTCTACGGACTAGGAGAGATAGGTAGTTTAGAGGGAGTATGTATTCCGGATTGGAAACCTATTGATAAAATACCGGAAGAGGCTAGGGTACTTTGTGCGGGACTCGATTACGGCTATTCAGTAGATCCGAGCGTAATCATAAATCTATATAAATGGAATGACTCCTATATATTTGATGAGGTCTTATATCGTAAAGGAATGTTAAATAGAGATCTGAGTAATTTTATTAGACAGAACAATATTAACTATAATATATATGCAGACTCCGCAGAGCCTAAGAGTATAAGTGAGATGAGATCCTACGGGATTAAAATATTCCCCGCATCTAAAGGCCAAAATTCGGTTATATATGGAATTAACTTAATTAATCAAAATGAGATCTATGTAACTTCAAGATCTAAAAATTTAATTAGAGAGTTACAGGGTTACGTATGGGCTAAGGATCCGGAGGGTAACAATTTACAGAAACCAACAGGCCTACACCCCGATTGTATTGACGCTTGTCGCTATGCTTTAATGATGTCTTTAGAAAATCCCAACAGAGGTAGATATATAATTAGATAAAAGTTTTTAAATTTTTTGTTAATAATTCCAAATAAAGTATTATCTTTATATCGTTGTTAAAGTCAGATCCCTAAAATATACGGATCGGTTGAGCGAGCAAAGGTCAAAGCAAGACACCTAACGAGGCAACAAAGGAGTTATCCTTAAATAGCGAAATGCTGCAAAAAGGCCGCAGCTACTCTTAGACAAATCAAAAGGCCTCTAATTTAAAACTAGACAAATGAAAATAGATTATTCAAAAAACGTAAAAAAGAGAGACGTTATTTACTGTTCAAAATCAAATAAATATTATTGGGACGAGGCCGGTATTATTAGAATATTTGAGAAAGTATTAGATAATAATATTACTTACGAAAAGGCTAAAGCTAAATATCCAAATATTGTTAAAGTATTTTAGAATGGCAATTAAAGCAACAGTAAACTTAATAGAGTTAAACGGTAGGCTAAAACCTATTACAAGGGAGTTTGAGAATAAGCTCCATATATACCATTTTAAAAATAATGCTATAAATTATTGGCCTAATATTCAAGGCCTAGAAAGCGTTATAGACGAAAGGGGTAAAGACATAACTAAAGAGATATGAGAAACTTAAAAGATATATTAAGAATGTTAGGAGACTTCCTATTTATTTGTACGGTCTTCTTTTTATTTTGGGTAGCTATGGTTATTCATTATGCCTAGAATTTATTATATTTAGGTATGCCAATAGACAAAGTACAAAATCTCAAGGATCTTGAGTATTACTATAATATGGAATATACTTCAAGCCTTGTTAGAGATTGGGTTAGATTAAAACCCGAAAACGAGCAGCTTAAAAAGTTAAGTAAATGCTTATTAGAAATATCTATTTATGTAGTTGAGATCCAAAGGGACAACCACTTTCATAGAGAGGCAATAAGCGATTATAAATATAGTAAGAATAAGGCCTTGCTTAAACTTGAAGAGCTGAGAAAAAAATATGAGAAATTAAAAGATCTTTAAACCGCTTTAAAATTTTTCATCAGTTAGTTAGTTTAGTTAGTTTGGATAGTGAGCGAGGGTACTATTTTCCTAAGTGGTTTAGGTACTCTTGACTCACTTTTTTTATTAATAAAATGTTTAATTAAAACCGTTATATAGTTATGAAAATCAAAATAGATATTCCCGAAAGTTTAGATAATATAAAATTAAGGGACTATAAACATTTTCTAAAAGTCCAAGATCAAAACAAAGACGAGAAATTTATTAAGGCTAAAATGCTCGAGATATTTTGTGGAATGAAACTCGAGGAAGTTATGAGGCTAAAGTATAAAGACTCAGAAGAGATTGTAGAGATCTTAAATAAAACGTTTGATAGTAAGCCTCCGTTAGTTAGGAAGTTTAAACTAGGGAAAATCCAATATGGGTTTAATCCCTCGTTAGATGAAATGAGCTTAGGAGAGTATATTGATCTTGATACCTATATCGGAGATTGGGATAATATAGAAAAAGCTATGAATGTTTTATATAGGCCTATCGTTGCTAGCGTAAAAGATAAATACGCTATCGACGAATATAAAGTTGGAGACGATAAGTATTTACTAGATATGCCAATGAGTGCGGTTACTAGCTCTATTTTTTTTTTGATAAAACTAGGACTAGATTTATCGAACAATATCCAGAGCTTTTTGGAGAGGGATCAAAAGGAGATTTATCAGCAATTTCTAACTTCGGCCGAAAATGGGGTTGGTATCAATCACTTTGGACGCTATGTGGATCGGATATTACAAAACTTGAACATATCACTAAATTAAATGTTCACACTTGTTTTATGTGGTTGGCATTTACAAAAGATAAAAACGAGCTAGAGGCTCAAGAGATAAAAAAGAAATTTAAATGAGCAATCAAGGAATAAGAGGTTATTATCAATTAACAGAAACCTTAAAGACTAAGTTACTAGAGGATCAATCCATAAATACAGTAACTAGCGGGGATCTCTCAGACGTTAATCTTAATAAGCAAGATATGTTTCCTCTTGCTCATATTATTGTAAACAATGTAATAGTAGGAGAGCAAACCCTAACATTTAACGTAAGCGTCCTAGCTTGCGATATGGTCAATCAAAGTAAATCACAAACAGTCGATAGATTTATCGGAAATAATAATATGCAAGATATTTTAAATACTCAATTAGGGGTACTTAATAAATTAATACAATTATTAAGACGAGGATCTTTACATACAGATCAATACCAATTACAAGGGGATCCAACCTTAGAGCCTTTCTATGATAGGTTTGAAAATCAATTAGCGGGTTTCTCAGCAACTATGGATATAATAATATATAATGATATAACAATTTGTTAAAATGAAACCTACTGACTACCAACTTCTATTTATAAACGCAAGCTCATTTACAATCTCATTGACAAACATAGACATAGTATTAAAAATAATATTGCTAGGCGTTACGATAGGATACACTATACAGAAATGGTATTTATTGAATAAAAAAAATAAATGATATTAAAAGAATTAGAAGACAAAGTAAAAGAGTTTGCTGATTATGTAGTTCAACAATCTAGATCCAATCTTACAAAGGGAGGAAAAAAAGGTAGTTATAACGCAACGGGAAAATTATATAATTCAATTAAGCCTAGCATAATTACAGAAAAGGACGCCTTTATAGTTCAATTTGAAATGGAGGATTACGGCCTCTTCCAAGATCAAGGGGTTAAAGGTACTACTTCTAGTTATATAGAAAATGCTAAAAGCCCTTTTAAATTTGGAACAGGATCCGGACGAAAAGGAGGATTAACTGACGGGATCCAAAGTTGGGTAAAGCTCAAAAAATTTCGTTGGAGAGATAAAAAAGGTCGATATATGAGTTATAATAGTATAAGCTATATAATTATAAATAGTATATGGCGTAAAGGATTAAAAGCTAGATTTTTCTTTACTACTCCTTTTGATAGAGGTATTCAAAGATTTGGGGATCAGTTTTTAAATGCTTTTTTAATTGATACAGAAAAGACTATAATATTTGGAGAAAAAAAATAAACAATGGATATATACCCTTTAAGATCGCCTATATACGAAGTTAAGACCGCTCCAAGTGGAGCCTTGTCAGCAAAATTAGAATTATCTATTGACAGTACATTAAGATATACAATTATAAAAGATTGTACGGCCGGAAGTACCGTAGCTTTTGAGGTTGCTGAGCTAGCTAGAGATTATATTCAGACTCCGCAATTATGGAGAATAAGTGGAGTCCCGTCTTTTTTTGCTAACTCTACTCAAATTTTTGTAAACTTAACGGTTAAATTTTATGATGCTGCAAATGGCGGAGGATCTCAAGTAGGAGCTACTAACAGTTATAGCTTTAACGGATTTGACGGTTATAG